GCAAGTACACTGTTAAACCAGGTGATAATCTTAGCAAGATTGCTGCCAATGCCAACCGTAAGCTACCTGAGGAATTAAACCTAATTAGAAAATTAGCTGGATTATTAAAGACTTGACATAGATCTATAAGTAGTATATATTTACTGCCAAAGGGGGATACTATGTCAGGTCGTATGTATGGACCAGAAGAAAAGGCCAAATTAGAACGTATAATAAATGAAGGATCAACGGTACTTCGTGAAATTGAAGACCTTCAAGAAGGATTGAAAGATACTGTAAAAGCAGTGGCGGAAGAACTTAACATCAAAACATCTGTAATTAATCGAGCAATAAAAATTGCCCACAAGGGTGATTGGAATGCTCACGATGCAGATTGGAAAGAAGTTGAAGCAATTTTAAATCTCACCAAAAAAATCTAATAAATATTTTGAAGAAAGGTAAGCAGGGCCATAAGCCGCACACAGGGTATTTGTGAGCCATAAATCACATGGGAGTTATATATGTATGTAGACGCTTATTTTCAGCGTGATGCTGAAATCATTAAAATTATAGAACGCAACAGCAAAGGGCGCAGAGTTTTTAAAGAATTTCCTGTACGTTATAGTTTTTATTATCCTGATCCAAAAGGTCGTTATACAAGTATTTACGGGGAACCATTAGCCAAAGTAATATGTAAAAATCAAAAAGATTTTCGTAAAGAAATGGCAATACATAATAATAAAAAATTATATGAAGCAGATATTAATCCAATTTTTATTTGCCTTAGCGAAAACTATCTAAATGCAGAATCACCAAAATTACATACAGCATTTTTTGACATTGAAGTAGACTTTGATCCAGAACGTGGCTATGCTAGCCCAGATGATGCCTTTATGCCAATTACTGCTATAAGTGTACATCTACAGTGGTTAAACACATTAGTATGTCTTGCAGTTCCTCCAAAAAAAATGTCAATCAACCAAGCACAAGAAATTGTTAAAGATTTTCCTAATACACATATCTTTGAAACAGAATCAGAAATGTTAGATACTTTTCTCAATCTAATTGAAGATGCAGATGTGCTAAGCGGTTGGAATTCAGAAGGGTATGATATTCCATACACTGTAAATCGTGTCACTAAAGTATTAAGTAAAGACGATACCCGTAGGTTTTGCTTATGGGATCAATACCCCCGCAAACGGGAATATGAAAAATTTGGTCGAACTGCTACAACATATGACTTAATAGGACGAGTACATTTAGACAGCTTAGAACTTTATAGAAAGTATACATATGAAGAACGCCACACCTATAGATTGGATGCCATCGGGGAAATGGAAATCGGAGAAACAAAAACAGTGTACGAAGGCACACTGGATCAGCTCTACAATAACGATTTCAGAAAATTTATTGAATACAACAGGCAAGATTGTGCCTTACTCAACAAATTGGATCAAAAACTCAAGTTCTTGGATTTAAGCAATAAATTAGCACACGAGAATACTGTATTATTACAAACTACAATGGGAGCAGTTGCTGTAACAGAACAGGCCATTATTAATGAAGCACATAGAAAAGGTTTGCAAGTACCTAATAGAACTAAAATGGCTGAACGAGACGATGCATCAGCAGCAGGCGCTTATGTTGCTTATCCTAAAGAAGGAATTCACGATTGGATAGGATCATTAGACATAAACAGTCTTTATCCATCAACTATTCGTGCTTTAAATATGGGGCCTGAAACTATTGTAGGACAATTGCGTCAAACAATGACAGAAAAATTTATACAAGAACAGATGCGTAAAGGTAAGAGCTTTGCTGCTAGTTGGGAAGGACGTTTTGGTAGCTTAGAATATGAAGCAGTATTGAATAAAGAAATTGGCACTGAAATCACTATTGACTGGGAAGACGGTAAAATAGACATTCTTAGTGCAGCAGAAGTTTATAAGCTAATTTTTGAAAGTAACCAACCGTTGATTGTAAGTGCAAATGGTACAATTTTTACTTATGAACGAGAAGGAGTTATACCTGGGCTATTAAAGAGATGGTACAGTGAACGTAAAGAAATGCAGATCAAACTAAAAGAAAGTATAGCAGCAGGCAATAAAATTGAAGAGGAATATTGGGATAAACGACAACTAATTAAAAAAATTAATTTAAACAGCTTATATGGAGCTATCCTTAATCCTGGATGTCGGTTTTTTGACAAACGTATAGGTCAGTCAACTACTTTAACAGGACGAGTTATAGTTCGTCATATGGCTGCTAAAGTAAACGAGATTGTCACTGGGGAAAATAATTACATAGGTAAAGCTATTATCTATGGTGATACAGATAGTTGTTATTTTAGCGCTTATCGTATTCTAAAAAAAGAAATTGATAAAGGACAAATTCCCTGGACTAGAGAAACTGTAATTCAACTATATGACCAAATAGCAAATGAAGTAAATCGAACATTTCCCCAATTTATGCTAGATGCATTTCATGTTCCAAAAACTCGAGGAGAAGTTATTAAAGCAGGCAGAGAACTTGTGGCAAGTAAAGGTTTATTCATTACTAAAAAACGATATGCTGTATTATATTATGATAAAGAAGGTAAAAGACAAGATATAGAAGGAAAATCCGGAAAGATTAAGGCCATGGGTTTAGATTTGAAGCGAAGCGATACTCCTGTCTTTATACAAGATTTTTTAAGTGAAATCCTTGAAATGATCCTTACAGGTTCTACTGAACATGAAGTTCTAGATTTTATTACAGAATTTAGAACTGAATTTAAAACTAGACCAGGTTGGGAAAAAGGTAGTCCTAGACGTGTTAACAATATTACTGAATACCAACGTAAAGAAGAGAAGCAAGGTAAAGCTAATATGCCTGGACATGTTAGAGCAAGCATAAACTGGAATATATTGAAACGTATGTACGGTGACAAGTATTCAATGAATATCACAGATGGAGCTAAGGTTATTGTTTGTAAACTAAAAGATAATCCTCTTGAGTATACTTCAGTGGCTTATCCTGTAGATGAACTTCGATTGCCAACTTGGTTTAAGGATCTACCTTTCGATCATGAAGAAATGGAAAATGTAATTATAGATGGCAAATTAAAAAACTTAATTGGTGTACTAAATTGGGATATTAGATCAACCGAACAGTCAAATACTTTTCATAAATTATTTGACTTCTAACCTAAATATCCTTATAATAGCGTGTAAAAGGAAGACATATGAAAGATATATTACAAGATGTTGTAGCACATACACATAGTCTAGGATTTTTACCTCTGATTAAAATTACTGGAGAAAATAAATCTACCAATATTGAAAGTATGGCCGAAGACCGTTCCGTAATTATGACAGGAAAAACTAAAAATCCTGTAAATGAATTTAAAGGTACATTTGGAATGCCTAACTTGGATAAACTAGCAATGCATTTAAAAAATCCAGAGTACAAGGAAAATGCCGTTATTCAAGTTATTAGACAACAAAGAAACGGTAATGATATTCCAGTGAACTTACACTTTGAAAACGAAACTGGAGACTTTGTTAACGATTATAGATTTATGAGCACCGAAGTCATTAATGAAAAACTTAAAACAGTCAAGTTTAAAGGAGCTAACTGGGATATTCAATTTCAGCCAACTATTTCTTCTATTGGTAGACTGAAATTGCAAGCACAAGCACATAATGAAGAAAATACCTTTCAAGTAAAAACCGAAAATGGAAATTTAATTTTTAGCTTTGGAGATGCTAGCACACACGCAGGATCATTCGTATTCGAAAGCGGAGTTAATAATAAACTTAAACACAATTGGACTTGGCCTGTCTCTCAGGTTATAAGTATTTTAAATCTGGATGGAGACAAAACAATGAAAATTTCAGATGCAGGGGCTATGATGATCACTGTAGATAGCGGACTAGCTGAATACGAGTATATTTTACCAGCTCACAGTAAATGACAATAACACAGCTAATATCAGCCAATCTTATTTGTCTTTTACTTATTTTAATTGTATATAGACATAGTACATTTGCAGAAATTAAAAACTGCTATGCTATGTGGTTTAAACGAGAGTATTGGACAGATTATAATACTATAGAATTATTAAGTTGGGCTGCTAAGGCCATTATAATTATTCCTGGTCTTATATTCGGTATTAGTATTTGGTGGTTATATTTTTTAACATTGTTTACCAGCTTAACACTTATATGGGCTAGTAATAAAAAATTATTACCTACACTTGTAGGATTTAATACTATATGGGCTTGGATAAGCTGTATGGTTTTATCAAAACATTTGGTATAATAATGAAAGATCCTAATATAAAAATATTAGTATGTAATATACAACAGTGTTTAGAAAATCTAAATAATCAGTTAATAGATCTAGCGTTTTATGTTATGACTATTAATTTTTTCCGCACGAGACCCGCCAACTGATGCAATAAGGATTTTATTAAGCACTTGTTCTCAAGCTGTAGATTATCTTAAAGAATAAAAATGAATCGCGACTTGACTTCAACACAAAATGACTATGCACTGTTTTTACCTGCTACATCAGGATTTTATGCTACGTACATAGGTAAGCAACGTTATGATAATTATGTAGATCCTGCTCGTATACCCAGTAGTTTTACTAATGGTGTAGAAAGTCTTAACTTCTTAGAACCAGATAAAGGATTATTTTACTACTATTGGTGTTTATATAGTGCAGGACACGCTAACTTAGATCTGAATAAACAGGACGATGGTGAGGATATGTTCCGCAATCGCAATCGTGCCACTAGTTGGGTGTTAGGTGACAGTGGCGGATTTCAAATAGGTAAAGGAAAATGGGAAGGAGACTGGAAATATTCTAACTGTCCAAAAGCTTCTAAAAAACGAGCTCAAGTATTAAACTGGATGGATACCTTAATGGACTATGGAATGATATTGGATGTACCTGCCTGGGTGTCTCGTAGTCCAGTAGGGCAAAAGGCAACTGGTATCAGCACCTACCAAGAAGCAGTTAATGCTACCTATATCAATAATGATTACTTTATTCGAAACCGTAATGGTAATTGCAAGTTCTTAAATGTTCTACAAGGTGAAAACCATACAGATGCTGAAGATTGGTATCAACGTATGAAACACTACTGCGACCCAAAACAGTTTCCTAATGATCACTTTAATG